TGAATTTTCTACTAAATTAGTAGTAGTAGTTCCTCCAGTAAAAGATTTACCTAATACTGGGTCTTGAAAGTATTGACGATTTAATGTTATTCCTCCTATTTTTGGTCCATTGGTAAATGCCATAACTTAAAATTTTATATTGTTGTTGGCATACTACCTGAAGTCCAAGCTGGTGTAGCTAATAATTCAAGCATTGGTGGATATTCATATTCTGGATATGCTGGAGAATATATATCTGGACGTCCATATGTTCCTGCTTCTACTATGTAGCTTCCTGATTCCATTGTTTCAGGATTCCAATAAGATTGTGTGTAAGATGCTGTAACTACAGTGACAGGATATTTCACAAATGTCTCTGATTTATCTATAGACAAACGTAGTGTGTCAATAGATGATTCTTCAACTTGATTAAAATCAATTGAATTTGTAATTGTTGTTGGTATTACTAACCAACGGCGATCTGGGTATAAATTATCTGTCATGTAAATAAATATTATGGTAGATTAAAGCGAGTTTTGTAGTGAGAGTAGTTGTCACGTATTTCTGCTGCTGTTAGAGCACTATCATAAAATTTTGCCACAGGTATTCTTGTATTAGCATATCTAATACCCCATTGTGAACCTAAACAAAAACCTGTACCTGCTGATATATTATTAGGTGCTGAACCAGGGTATGTTCCTATAAGATTTCCATTAATGTATATTGAAGGAGTTGAAGTACTATCTAGAGTCATCACTATATGATGATAACCTGTATATTGGTAATAAACTCCTGTTAAAATCCATCTGACATAACCAAATAATGCTACTATTTGATTATCAGTACTACCAAAATATTGTCCTATTCCTATACAATATCCTCCAGGATCATCTCCATTACTTAAAAAAGTTCCTATTGTACCTAAATTAACATATACTATTCCTTCCATAGTTACATTAGTTTTTGAATTGCTCACTAATGTTCTTATATCATCATCAGTTCCATCAAAAAAGAATTGAGCATTACTATCATAAGACAAATTATTTAAAGTTAAAGTATTATTTTTACTTGATATGTCTAATAATGCTTGTGTATTAGATCTAGTTCCTGTTGTAAATGGAGTAGCATGTCCTTTATTTACTTCAACTTGTAAATCTGCTATATCCATAGAGTATCGATCTCCAGATCCATCTGGGAAGAAATATGAATAAAAACTAAATGTCACTGATGCTGTCCAAGTAAATACATTTCTTACCCATTCTCCATAAGCTCCAGTAACCCATGATCCGCCACCAGATCCATATCCTCCAAAATATGTTGAATAATATCCTCCTTTACCAACAGCCGTTGGCGTAGCAGCTCTTGCGTAGAAGGAAACAGTAATAATATCTCCGGCTGTTACTGGGGTATAAACTCCATAAGCCATACCATCTGCTACTCCATCTCCTCTCCATACATTAAATCTCATACAGTTTGTTCCTGGTCTTCTTCCACCTCCTGATACTACTTCTTTAACCAAACCTGAATTTGGTAAGTGAGGATAACCCCACCATCCTGTAGGGAAACTGGAAGCATTAACTGATACTCTTTGATCATATCCTATGCTGTCCCATACTTTAGGCAACAATGTAGCTGAATTTATATATCCTTGAGATCCATCTTGTGATCCATTATATTCATGAAGAGAAAATTGTGTGTCAGATATTTTCTTTGCAAAATAGTTTTGGCCTGCATTTACACCACCACCTGTAGCGTTTGGTTGAATAACATCATATGTTCTAATTTGGTGAGCACTTACTGTTGTAACAATATTGTTTGACACACTAGCAATAGCAGGTATAGCCCAATATGTTCCACATCCATTATTTCCACAATATTGGTTTGTGTTATAAGTAGCCCAACTATTAGATAATGTAAATTGACCATTGTTAGGGGCATCTGGTATAAGATTTGTAGTAGGTTCTCCTATGTATGAGTTTAAAACATCAGATACATCATGGGCATATACTAACCCATCTGTTATTATTTTGCTATATCCTGTTCCTACTGCCATATTACTATAAATTGTAACGTGTTTTATGTGTATTATATACTTGAGTTATTTCTTCTGTTGTTAATACACGGTTGTAAACATATATAAAACTAACTTGTGCATTACTAAATTCATATCCACCAGCTCCTCCAGCACCAAGTGATATTCCATTAGGTCCTTGTGAACCTCCATTATTTTGAGCTAATAAAACATTGTTCATATAAAACCCATAGCTATCTGCACCTATATTTCCTGTAGCAGTATATATTGCCCATGCTGTATTTGAAATAGAAGGATTATAATAAACCCATCCTTCAGCGTAATGATCGTTTGTGTAACCGGCCCAGTGTCCTAATAACCAGTTATTTGCTCCTGCTATTACTCTACCACTTATAGAGACGTATTTAGCAGCTCCTATAACAGTGTAATTAGTTGAAGACATATTAGGACCACCAAACACATAATCATTTGAACCATCAAATACTAACACACCTCCATTTGCTGTACTATATCCTACTCCATTATATAAAGTTCCATGGTATCCATTTCCACTTACATCGTATATAGTAGTACCTGATCCCGGGTATGAGTTTTTGTCAGCTGCATCCCATACTAGTATTAATCCGTCTGTTGTTATATTTGGTCCTGATGCTATTGGCATATTATATAAATCTTTCTACTTCAACAATATTATAAAGAGGGAGAGACTTCATTTGAGTTTCCCAAGTATCAAAATATTCTTTATTCATATCATCTGGTGATAAAAATAAATTTAATTCTTCAGACACAACACTTCCATCAGATATATAAGTTACAATCTTATTCCAAGTATTATCTTGGTTTAAAGACATTATTAATTTCATTGGTGGTAATGATAAATTTCCCATATTTTTATTTTATATATACTGCTCCGTAGTTATGATAATCTCCTCCTGAACCATCCCAATAAGGGGCATCAGCATAACCTCCACCTGCAAAATAGTTTCCTGACCAACAAGCACCATACCAGAAAGGATTATTATTATATAAATTAGAACAGTTAGCTCCATAAACGTCTTGATCATTATCATAAGTTGTTAATGAAAATCCATTAGCGGCATGATAACTATAAAAACCAGGAGATCCAGTTCCAGTTTCATCACTTATAGCTGTTACACCTCCCATTCCATATGTAGCGTTAAAACTATTAAAACTCCATCTATATCGTTTTGTATTAGATCCACCTATACTATCACCATTGACAGTAGATACAAATTGAGATACTGTCACAGTATTTGATGTTAATCTACCTGCTAAAGCAAACCAATAGCTTACTCCAATCCAGCAATTAGTGCTAGCTAAAGAAGTATTTATACGACTCTCAGGTGTCACTGTTGTTCCACTTAATCTATAATTAACTCCTGACACTGCGTTAGTGTATGTTAAATTATTCATTCCTCCAGTACTAGCACTATTTGCTAATACCATCACCCATCCGCCTCCACTATAAGTTTGATTTACATAAACAATAACCACAACTCCATTTATTCGGACATTGTACCATCCAGATGGTCCCTTAATTTGGGAAACACTTGTATACACTGGTCCATAATTTAATCCCATAAATAATTATATTTTTACTACTCTATATTTTCTACCTGTTGGATCATTAGCTTGTAATTCATCAGCTTTAGCTTGTGTTTCAGCTTCATTATCATATTGATAGATAGGATCATCTGGATTTAATCTAGCAACCCAAATCATATCATTTCCTGGGATAAATTGCATTTGTACTTCAAACATAATTTAATATTTTTATAAATAAGTTACTGTTGATTTTAATCTCCATCCTGATGTACCTGTAGTAATGTTAAATAAAATATCTGAGCCAACCACAGAAACTGATGGTGTAACACCTGATGTTGATCCAATATCTAATGTTGAATAATCAGTATATTGAGCTGAAGATCCATTCCATACAGCTATTACTTCACCTGATCTAGCATTAGCACCATTTGACACAGTGTATTTGTAGAAAGCGGATGTGTAAGAACCTGTTGTTTGAGTAAATACATTATTTGAACCTACTACTGATGATGCTACTGTATTGGTGTATGTTTGTGTGATACCAATAGTAAACCCATTATTCGCTGTTGAGGCAGTAGATGCAAACGATGCACTTACAGCATTTAAAACGTATGATGCTGTAGTAGCATTATTAGCCCAACTTGCAGTACCAAACAAACTGCCTGTAAAGTTAGTTGCGGTTACGCTTCCACTGATATTTAATGAACCTGTTACTGTATGAACATCGGTAATTATATTACCTATTTTAACACCAGTATTTGTGACTTGGAATTCAACTGCGCTACCTGTGAATACTGTTAGTGAACCACTTATAGTAGTATTACCATTTATTGTTGCTGTTGAACCAGCAAAATTACCTATGACAACATTATTAGCAGCAAGGTTACTACCAATTCTAAGTGTGCCTGATGATACTCCAAGATATGCTCCATCATTCATTATAATACCACCATCAGTAGAGTTAGCAAGTAAACCTATTGCTCCTACTCTACCCATGTTGATGGTAGCTCCTGTACTAGAAATAGTAACTAAAGCAGTATTTCCACTGCTTGCTAATGATGTAAAAGCATTACCTGTGTTTGGAGACTGATATATAAGTGAAGCTGATACAGTTGAAGTTACTCCTAAAGAACCAGTAATATTAGTATTTCCTATAGCAGTTAAACTTCCAGTTATACTAACACTACCAGTGAATTGGTGAGTGTTTGATAATAAGCTTCCAAAGCGTGTAGAGCCAGTTACAAAGTCAGTAGATGATGTAATAGTTTGGACTACAAGTGTTTGAGCAGTTAAAGTACCTCTAACGGTAAAGTTATCTGCTGATGAGGCGGTAGCTGCATATGATGCACTTGTAGCAGTTAAGGCATATGATGCGCTTAAAGCACTTATAGCGTGGGATGATGTTGTAGCAGTTAAGGCATATGATGCACTTAATGTATTTACAGCGTGAGAGGCGGTTGTAGCATTTAAAGCATATGAAGCACTTAGAGCATTTAAAGCATATGAGGCGCTTGTAGCAGTTAAAGCATATGATGCTGTTTGAGCATTTTGAGCAAATGAGGCAGTAAAAGCATAAGATGCTGTTGTTGCTGTAGCAGCGTTTCCTGAAATAGAAGCACTAATAGATGATAAGTTTCTCCATTTAGCAGCAGTTGTATCATAAACTAATGCTTGACCATTTGTAGGTCCTGAGATTAGTACATCAGATAAACTGGATAGAGTTTGAGTTATTGTTGATCCTCCACCTCCTGATCCTCCTACTGATCTAAATAGACCTCCTGCCTGAATAGCATATGAGTCAGTAACTGTAAAATTAGCGTCATTTCTTACAATAATTGCTCCTAAATAGATTGCGTTTGCTGCTGTATTTGGTGCTTCAACAAACGATTCAAAAGCAATATTTGATGTTGCATCTACTAGACTTGCATATGTAGCATTACCATAATAAACGACTATAGCTTTTGCAACTGAGTTAGGGAAATAAAATACTCTTTGAATAGAAAATTCTCTATTAATACCCGTTCCTGGTACTGCTGTTAGTACACCATTATCTGAGTATTGTGTTGGGTCTATTGCACCATATCCTAAACCGGCATTTGTATCATATACCCAAGTAGAACCTGATTGTCTATATCTAAAGATTTTAGATACATTAGTTCCACTATCAGTAGTGTAGGATGGATTATTTGGATCTATAGGATAGTTAGAACCAGGTGAGTAAGCTGTACCGCTTGCTACTATTAAACTACCTGTTGAAGAGCCACTTGGTGCTAAAGTATATCCTGATAATTTTAAAGGTCCAAATGCTCTATTAAATATATTTTGTTGTTGTTCAAAACCGTATGCTACAGTAGGCTGTGTTTTAACACCGTTAATTGTAGATCCGTTTTGAAATAATACAACACCTATGTTAATTTCTGTGTCAAATTGTCCTGCGGCATAAGGTGTTCCTTGTTGGTAAATATTACCACTTGAATCAATAGAAACGAAAGCTTGTTGATATGATGCTGTTAAAGGAGCAATACTAGCTGATAAATTACCCCAGTTAAGATACTGAATAGTTGGGTACGGATTATCATTTAATGATGCATTTAAGTTTACAATAATACCACTACCACTACTTACTTGATAAACAGTAGATCCTGTAGCAGCTGTAATTAAACCTCCATTTAATAAACCAGTATATAAGTTACCTTCTAACCAACGTAAACGAGTTACGTTACTATACCCAGCACTATTTTGAGAAAAATATAAGTCGTTTGTAGATCCACTTACAAAAATATAAGATGCAGTTATTGAAGTATCTATATTTGTAGTTACAGGATCAAATCTATGATAACCTGTTTGTCTAATATCACCATATATTTGTACTGATGCTGTTGCAGCACCAGGTCCAGTAGATCCTGATATTATAATACTACCTGATAATGTTGTATTACCAATTAAAGTATTATTACCTGTTTGAGTAGTAGATCCAGTTATATTTAAACTACCAGTTAATGTAGTAGAACCAACTAATGTATTTGATCCATTAGTAAATAAACTACCAGTTACTGTTTGATTACCAATAAAGATATTTGAACCAGTAGTTGCAAATGCTGAACCATTTTGTCCATCTAAGAAATCAGCATTTATAGCATATGATGCTGAAATAGCATAACTACTACTTAACACAGTCATTGAAGATGTCTGGTTAGTAAGAATTACATTTGAACCATTTACAGATAATGAACCTGTTATACTTACAGATCCTGTAAACTGATGAGTATTAGAGAGTAAAGAACCAAATATAGTTGAACCAGTAACATAATCAGTAGATGAAGTTATTGTTTGAACTACAATAGTTTGAGCAGTTAATGTACCTGCTACTGTGAAATTATCAGCATATGACGCAGTTATAGCTGTAGTAGCAAATGATGCTGATACTGCGTTTAAAACATATGATGCTGTAGAGGCATTTGTAGCATTTAAGGCATATGATGCACTAGTAGCGTTGTTAGCATGAGAGGCGCTTATAGCATATGATGCACTTATAGCATTTGTAGCGTTTAAAGCATATGAGGCACTTAAAGCATTTACAGCGTGAGAGGCTGTTATAGCATTTTCAGCCCAACTAGATGTACCTTGTAGTGAACCTGTAAAACTAAACGCTGTAATGCTTCCACTTACATTTAACGAACCAGTCATGTTATGCTGGTTATTATCGTTTAATTGTAATTTTCTATTTAAATTGGTATCATCACCTCCAACAAAGAATTGTAATGGTTGGCCAGGTGTTATATTACCAATATGTAAGTGATTACCTGCAGAATATAAATAAGCATCATTTGGATCACCAATTGGACCTGAGAAATTAGATCCATTGATACCCATATCAATATAATTACTAGTTTCAGTACCGTTGTCTGCTGTAGCTACAATATCTGAAGAAGCAGTGGTACCAGTGTTAGTATTTTGTATGTTAAGTTGTAAGTAGTTATTTGAGTTACCTTTACCTGTTATAACATTGAATGATGTAGGATGTGTTTGGAAAACATATAATGCTTCAGGGTCACCACTTGTAAAGTTAGTTATGTTAATACCAATGTGAGATCCTGATTGATATACTACACTACTAGATAATGAGGTAGGTGTTTTAAATACAGGTATATAGTTAGTAGCACCACCTTGAATATTAGATGCTGTTTGAGCATTTTGAGAAAATGAAGCAGTTAAAGCGTATGATGCTGTTAAAGCATTTATAGCATAAGATGCTGTTATAGCATTTGATGCTGTTAAGTTACTTACTCCATTAACAGTTAATGAACCTGTAATTGATACACTACCTGTAAACTGATGGGTATTAGATAATTGAGAGCCAAATATGGTTGAACCAGTAACATAGTCTGTACTGGAAGTTATTGTTTGGACAACAATTGTTTGGGCTGTTAAAGTACCTGCTACTGTGAAGTTGTCAGCATAAGATGCTGTTAAAGCATTTACAGCCCAACTTGATGTACCTTGTAAGGAGCCTGTGAATGATTGAGCTACAACATTTGTTGTAACATTTACAGAGTTTAAAGTAGCATTTGAGCCACTAACAATGACTTTTTTCCAATTTGGCATAGTATATTACAAATTTTAACTGTGGTTAGATACATACACTTATGCCGTGTATATGCCTACTTCCTTTCGGCCAACAGTATATTTGTAATAAATATGAAAAAATTAAGGTAACTGAGTATAGTATTTTTGAAGTTTTGAAACAAGATCATATACTAATTGTACATGTTCACCTTTAAATGAAGCTTGGCGAACCATGATTAGTAATGTCTCAACTTCAGCTTTAGTTAAATGAACAGATGGTGGTTCAAACAATGCTTGTTGAACCACTTCAGGTTGAGACTTAATTGTCTCTTCTGCTATATTTTCTTTATTATCTGTTTCACCTTTAATTGAAACCTTATTAAACTTAAATCCCATAACTGTATTTGTAATTTTATTTATTAAGCCCATATATAAATATCACCTGTATCTTCTTTAATCCAGATATTACCTTTACCATTTGTTGATCCACCCCATGTTGGAGGTGTACCATCTGATGGAGCTGAAGTAGCTGATAATTTAGCTGTTACAGCATATTCATCAGCTGTTACTGATGATTCACCAGCATTAACATTTGGAGCTACAGCCCATCTTCCGTAATCACCAGTTGAAGTTGATTCTAAATACCAAGCTGAACCTGATAATCCTGGACCTGAACTTATAATTAAACCACCATCTGTTAATGTGTTAGAACCAGAAGCTAATAAAGCAAATCTATCAGCTATTAAAAGTGATGTTTGGTTATTAAAACTAGCTGTACCAGCAACTGTTAAGTCACCTAATACAGTTAAATCATTTGAAACAATAATATCATTAGGTAATCCAATAGTTACAGTTTGGTTAGAAACTGAAGTTTCAATTTCATTAGCTGTACCTGTAATTGTTAAACCTTGAGTTACTAAGCTAACTGAGCCGCTTGAACCGTTTGAACCAGTTATAGTTAAAGTTGTTGCTAAGCCAGTTAATCCTGAACCATCACCTTTGAATGATCCACTAAATGAACCAGTTAAACTTGAATTAGCGCCGGTTAATACAATTGAAGTAGAACCAGATATTACAGTACCATTATCTGTTAAACTTGAATTAGCAAATGCATCACCAGTCCACTTTGTAATAGCATTAGTATTTAAACTAGAGGCACCACTAACAGCTACTGTAGCTGTAGTATTACCATCATATATAAATGGCACAATGCCAGTACCTTGAGTTAAGTCAGGTAAGTTGGTAGAACCACTAAAAACACCACTAAATGATCCACTAAATGAACCACTTAAAAATGTAGTTGATGGAGAGGTACTAATTTGTTGATTAGTTCCAACATTTAATTGATTAAGTATCGCGTTACTACCTGATACTATTATTTTTTTCCAACCTGCCATGGCGTTTTATATTTTAATTTTAAGGAGCTATGTCCTCTATTCCAATATACATATCGTAAGAATCAAAGTAAATACCACCTAATACTGGAGTAGGTGCTGAGCCTGTACATACTTTCATAATAGCTACTCCTTGATTATTAATAGTAAACGCACTTCCTGTTGAGTTTTGTATAGATAATATATTGTCTGTAGACCCAGTGTTAACTATTGTTAAAGTTGATGTATTAGTATATGTTAAATAACCTTTAGAGGCGGTGACACTAAATGGTGTTAAATTACTACTAGTAGGTAAACCAATAAATGATCCACTAAATGTACCTGTAAAGTAACCTGATGCTGAAGAAAATGAAGCTGAAGTAGCAGAGATAATTGTACTTGCTTCTACAGAGTTAAAGGTAACATTACTGTATTGGGGCGCTATTTTTAAAAAAGTACCCATTATTAATTATTGTCTATGATATAAAAACCATTCATCTGAGGCACTATAAAATAAACCTCCAGTTACAACTGTTGGTGTGTTTAAAATCTCTTTAAATTCAACAACACCCTGTTTGTTAACTTTAAATACTTGTTGTCCATTATCTTTAATAATAAAGAAATCAGTACTAGAAGTTATAGAATTAATTTCAACATAACTCCCACTAAATAAAAATGTACCTGAACTTCCGCTCAGGTAAAATGGTATGTCTAACTGATATCCTTGTATTAAATTTGCCATGTTTTTTACGAGAATTTACCAACTACTGAAACTCCATTTGTTGTTGTTAAATTGTACCCTAATCCTACTGTGTCAATAACTATATCAACATTAGCTCCATTTTGTGTTACAGATACAATAAGGTTGTTAGGTATATAAGTTGCGTTGATTACCACCTCAAAAGCAGTTTTATCAGTAGGAGGTAATGGAGGTGGTGCTGGTGTTATGGTACTATTTAATACACGTAAAGTGTTGTAACTCATAATTTGTAAGTCACCTCCAGTTTTAGTCACAATACCTGCTAAATAAGCTACAACAGCATTTGAAGCATCTACAATCTCAATATTTTGAGCTGGTGTTGGGAAGTTAACAGCTTGTTTTTTAACAGTATTTGATGGTGTAGTTCCAATAGTGAATATATCTACATCATCAGTTTCTAAATTAAATACTAATTGTGCTTTTGATAAATATTTTTTAGGATAAGAAATATCTCTATTTACTGTGTCTGGAATGATGTATCCATTTAAAGTGATATCAAAGTTAGTTCTTGTTGTTCTATCTTGTCCTACACTATATTCTGTTGATGTAGTAAAAGAACCAATATTAGCTCTAAATTGAAATCTACCTTCTTCACCCCAATATGTGTTAGCGGCATATTGTAATGCCTCTATAATTTTATTATTTTGTTCTAAATGATTTGTAAACACAACAGCACTATACTTTAAAGTAACATATTCAGGCATTACAACCATCCTATATTCCTTAACAGGGATTCTATTTGAGAGAGCTGCAAAATTATCGTATTGATTTTTCTTTGTATATGGTACTTCAAATGCATATATATTTTGTGGTCGGTTAGCATCAATTTTAGTTCCTAAAGTTCTATTTGCCTCTAAACTATCACGTTTCAATACAATAACAGGTGCTACAAATCTTCCTGAGTATTCTCTTAAAAATCCTTTTTCTTGAATTGTTGCCCAACGCTCTGGGAAACCATACATTACAGGTACTTGAAGTCGATTACCATCTTGCATTATAGATGGTTTAACTTTTTGTTCAATATATTTAATAATAGAAGTATCAATATCCATTATACTAATGGATATATCTTTTGTTCTATCACCTTTTGTAGATACTTCGTTTCCTCTATTGACAAAGTTATCTGATGCTCTTAATCCTAAATTAGGATCTTGAGCATTAGTGCCTAATGCTTCATCATATATCTCACGAAGATTTTTTGGTCTTGGTTTTCTAGTTTTAGGCATTATAATAATTTATAAGGTAATAAATTAAGTCTACTTACTCTTGTCATATAACAATCTAAATCATACTTCAGTATTTTAACTGGAGGGCAACTTAGACTTGTAACACCAATATTTGAAACTATAGGATAATAGTCTATTACTATGTTATGTATTTCATAATATCTTTCTCTACCAATATCAAAAATTATATCTCCTATTTCTGGTATTATGTTTATAGGAACTATTATATTAAATGGATTATTTGGATTTAATACAGCCTCAGGTAACTGAATAGTGATATGCTGCATTATATCAGGTCCAAACATTTCATTATCTATAGTTTCAGGATCTCTTGTTACAGCTCCTTTTGTTTCTATAGCCTCATAATACCATTTTTCTAATGATTCACCATATATATTCTTTTGAGTTTGCTCTAAATTTAACTTATAGTAAAGTACTCTATCAGTTAAAAATGATACAAGTGATGCTTGTACTAGTTGTGGACTAGCAAAGTCAATACATTGTGGTGTTGGTGTTGGAGTTGGTGTTGGAGTTGGTGTATCTGTAGGTATAGGAGTTTCAGTTGGTGTAGGTGTAGATGTTGGTAATGGAGTTGGGGTTGGTGTAAAAGTAGGAGCCCCAGTTGGTGTTGCTGTAGGAGTTGGAGTTGGAGTGGATGTTGGTCCTGGTGTTGGGGTAGGTGTTGGTGTAGCTTGGTTTATAGGTCCATTTCCATCATTTGGATCATCAGGCATGAAAAATCTTCTTGGATAAGTATTTGAAAACATAATATTATAAAGCGTAAATTAATAATGGTACTTGATTCATTGATTGACGAGTAAAGTCAGCCTCTTGTTGTTTACGCTCTAATTGAGCTCTACGAGAAACTTCATTAAGCATCTCTTTTAATTCAGTCATTAAGTCTTGTTTTTCTTGTCTAGCATCAGTTAATAATTCAGTACCTTTAAACATACCTGGAATTTGTCCTGTATCTAAGGCTGTTTTAACTTGTCCTTCTATTTCTTTACAGATAGCTAAAGTATATCTATAAACCCACATTCTACCTACATGGTTAATATTAGAGTAAATTGGATTACGATAAGGAACTCTCATTACATCAGATACAACATTCCTCACAGTACTAACTGTAGGTTTGTTTTTATCCATTTTCTTAACATATCTAAACCATAATTTATGCCCTATATATATGTCACCAGGTACAGGAAATAATCTAAGTTGATTATCAACTAAATCAAAGCTAAAAGCTGATTTTCTTACTTGGTCGTTAAATTCAATTGCTTGAATCTTTTGAATGTCCCAATATACAGGCATTAACATAAAGTTAATACCAGGTGAGTAAGAACCAAATCCAAATGTTTCAAGTAATCCTTGAACACCAGTACCTGTACCAGCATATGGATCAAAGTATCTTACAATTGCTGGAGGTTCTTGATAAAATATTTGTCTTACTTCTATTGAATCTCCATCTTGTAATGAGGCAGAATCAGCGGCCCAAGCATTTAAGTCATAATTTTGTTGGTTAGGAATTAAAGTAAGTGATCCAGTATATTCTAATACTGTACCACCTACACTAGCTTCACCTCCATAAGTGTCAGCTATTCTAATTTGAGCTGCTAAGTTATTATTTAATACTTTATTATTCAATTCGTTTTGTAAACGAGCTTGATAATAAACTGTTGGAATACCATTTGTAGAATAGTTATTAAAACGAGATGGATATCCTCCACTCACACCTGGATCAACAGTAAAGAAATAAATAAAGTCACTACCATTAGTTATAATATTGTTTGATCCAGAAGTTGGGCCAGCTACTTTATTAAATTGATTTAATACAACTCTTGATAAATTGACATTACTACTACCATTATAAAAAGCATCACCTGCTAAAGTAAAGTTATTTAAAAAATCTAAATTTGGAGCAACAAAGTCACTTAATGAAGCTGACATTACAAATACCTCACTATCTACAATAGATTGAGAATAGAAAGTATCATTTCCAATTTCATCCCATTTAGCAGTACGAGCTGGAGACCAGAATATAGGTGTTCTGTTAGAAACACTATTAATTAAAGTTGTACTAGATTGGTTAAATACATCTGTTTCAGAACCTTCTAAGTTAATATAGTTGTCTCTGATTTTATATTGGTAAACCATGTTACCATATGTTAATACTGCTTCTTCAAATGCGGCATAAACACCAATATCACTTAAATTTAAAAATAAACCAGCACCAATACCAGATGTAATTCCTAAACGTTGGGCTACAAATACAGTACAGTTTTTAGCATCTCTAACAAACTCTGTATCATTGTCAAAATATCCAAACGGGGTATTGCCTTTAACTGTAGTTAAAGAACCAAATCCAGTTGATATGTTACCAGCTCCGTATAATTGTGTAAGGTTTTGCGCCATTTATATTAGTATTATTCTAATATAAATATTATTATTTCCCGTATTCGTATTCAAGTATTTTACCTACTAAATCAGATCTGTGGTTTTCTTTTAGTTTAATCCACTTAATTTCTTCAATCTTTTTAGATAATTCAATAGCGTAAGATAACCCGTTTATTTCACCAGTAGGTGTTTTGATATCAGTTTGCTCATTATCGCCGTTAATCACTATTTTACCTGTTTTACCTAAACGAGTTAATATAGCTAACATTTCGCCTTTAGTTAGGTTTTGAGCCTCTTCTACAATTAGTATGTCGTCTATAGTTTTACCTCTAATAAATTGTACAGGCATAGCTTTAACTTTACCTTCCTCAATTAATTCAGGTACTTCATTTTTATTTGAACAACATTTAACTAGATTTTCAACTAATGCTTCCATGTATGGATCAAACTTACCATTAATATCACCTGGTAGAAATCCTAATGATTTACCTACTTCAATAGCTGCTCGTGTGTTGTAAATACAACTAATTTGTTTTTTCTTAAGAAAATCTAAGGCGGCTTGAGCACATACTAATGATTTACCTGATCCCGCTCTACCTGTTATAATTACTACTTGATTTTCTACTATTAATCGTTTTGCTTCTTTTTGTTCTTCATTTAACTGTAACGCATTAATAGATTTAATGTCATTCTTCCTCTCACGATTTGGTTCACGCATATAACATTATTTGCTATAAATATGAAAGAAAAAACCCGAGCTTGCGCTCGGGTCTTTCTTTAACTCTAAGGGTTATTTATTAGATAACTTGTAAGTCAGCAATAAATACCTTACCGTAGAATTCAGGACGTACCATTTTCTTCGCGTAACGAGTCATGATACCTTTTCTTGGAGTGAAGGTATTTGGATCGTACACTAATGGAGTCATGATTAACGGAATGTATGGAGCATAAACAGCACCAGTCTCTAAGAATTGGTTACCACGGAATCCCATTAAGATAGTATTCTCGATCATGTAAGGATTCTTGTAAACTTTGTAACGGCTGTTTAATTGACCAATTTTCTGTACGCCGAATGCATACTTCATGTTGTCAGCTGCACCGTCTGTATCAGCTGCAAATCCTGGAATTGACTCAAGGATAGTAGCTACAGTTGGAGAAACTACCATGAAATTAGCACCACCACGTAAAGTACGTTGGTGAATTTGGTTAGAAACTTTTTGTAATTTGATACCTAAAGTTTGGAACCAAGTCATCTGAGTGTAATAAACACCTGATGTGTTGTAAGCAATGTTAGATGAACCTGCAGTTACAGTACCGCCCACTTTAGCTGACCATTGTTCAACGATTGGAGCGTTCTGGATTAACATATCCATGATTTCTAAGTCGATCTCTAAAGAGATGTACTCTGATAACATAGAAGTTAATTCAGCTTCAGCATCCAAGTTTTGGTAAGCGTTTAAGTCTTGAGCGAATTCTGGAGTCCATTGTGCTTTTAACTTACGAGTTTTAGCAGCAATAGTCTCAGAACGTAATTGTACATTGATCTCTGGGATTACGATTTCTGTATTGCTTTCTGCGTTTGGATAACCAGCACCAGCAGCATTTTCAAAATCACCACGAGCGTTATCAGCAGTCTTCTTGTTGAAGAATAAAGTCATACCACCTGTGATAGCGTTAACAGCAGCAACACCAGAAGCAGTTACGAATAACTTAACTGTACCACCAGCAATTGTAGTAAACTGAGGTAATAATGTAGCTGAAGTGATAACAGTTCCTGGAGAAGCAGGAGTACCATCGATCAAATAAAGATCACGAACACCATTCACATCAAAGTTAGTTGGGAAACCAGCTGAACCAGTTGTGAAAGCAATTTGAATGATCTTGCTATTAACAATAGACTGAGAATAATCAGAATCCCAGTTGATAGCATCAAATGTAGCAGCAGCTGCAGATGTAGCACCAGTTAATGAAGATGAGAATTGGTTAACTGAATAACCCCAACGGCCAGCACCATAAAGACCACCCTGAGCTAAGTTACCAAAGCCAGAATCACCTTGAGTGTAAGCTGTACCATAAAGTGAATTACCAGAAGTGAATGGATCTTTATTAGTTCCGTATTGGAAATCTAAGAAGAACACTAAACCAGCTGGTAAGCTCATTGGTTGTACAGAAACGAATTCTTTAGAAGCGATTTGTCCGAATACCTTACGAACGAGTGGTAAAGCTACGCCAGCCCACTGCTCACCAGTTCCTGGAGTAAAAGTACCACCAGTTCCAGTGTTTGACTGTTCAACAACTAATTGCTTAGCTTGGTTCTCAAGCATTACAGCCATATTAGATTTGTTGTAGTCAGTAAGACCTTCTAACAAACCTGATTTTTCCCACTTGTTAGCTAAACGAGAAGCCTCGCCTTGCTGTGACTGCCATGGGTTAGCAGATTCGATTAAAGATTGAATTTGACTCATTTTGAATGAATTTTTGTTTTTTAAATTGTTTATTTTACGATTCCCGCTAATTGTTGCATACGGCGAATAGCAGCATCACCTTCTACAATCGGTTGGGCAGGGGCAACACCTACTGCTTTAGAAGCAAATCCAACTGATTCTTTAATTGTAGTTTTAGTTTTAGTTTCAAAAGACTCAGATAAAGTGTTGTAAACAGTTTTAACTTCGCTTACATTTGTAGCTTTATCAAAAGCTTTTAATACCTTAACTTTTTGAGCTTCATTTAAAGACTTAGCTTTGAAGATCTTATTTGTATAAAGAAGTTTCGCATTTAAGAGATTAACTTCGTTAAGTTCAGTTTGCAAAGTCTTGATAGTAGAAATAGCTTCTTCTAAGTCTTTCTTAGCTTCTTCCATTTCATCTTTCTTTTCAGCAATACCAGATGTAGCTTTAGTAACAGATGGACCTTGGAATCCGCCTTTTTCACCAGATAAGCAAGTGTCATATATGATTCTTGCTTCTTTGTCTGATTTACCAGCTTTGATAGCAGCATTGTATTCTTGAACACATGCTAAACCAAGTCCTTTTTTAATGTCATCAGCTACTTTTAAGAAGAAATTTTTAACATCAGAGATGCCTTCTTCTACTTCTGTGGCTTCTTCAACTTTTTCTTTCTTTTCCTCAACTTCTTTTTTCTCTTCAACTTTCTTACCTTCTTCTTTGTCTAATTCAGCTAATAATTCATCGAGGCTGATAGATTCTTCATCTTCAGTTTCCTCTTCTTCACCAGCTTCATCATCCATTTCAAGTTCTTCTTCACCAGCTTCTTCTCCACCACCCATTACGTCTTTTAATACGTCACGGATAATGTCTTTAAGCTCATCGACAGTGAGTTCAGTAACTTCGTCGTCACCTTCAGCTTCTTCTAAAGACTCTTCAACTTTTTCTTTTTTGTCGTTGTCTTTTTTCTTAGCTTCTTCAACTTCTTTTTTACCTTCTTCCATGTCTTTTTTAGCCTCTTCCATTTCTTCTTTGCCTTCTTCTTTCTTGCCTTTTTCTTCAGCTTCAAGTTGGGCTAAGATTTCTTCTAGATCAGCTTCTTCCATGTTGTCAGCTTCTTCCATTTCACCTTCAATTTGAGGTTTTTGTGAAGCAGCTCCATAACCAATTTCGGCTTCATGGCCTTCTTCTTTTTTGTAGCCTTCTTCTTCTTTTTCCATTTTCTCTTCTAATCCTTCTTCTTCCAACTCATTTAATTTAGCTGAAAGCATAGACATGATTTTTGGAGTAAATGTTTCTTCAAGAGCGGCTTTAGCATTTGCTACCGCAGCGTCGCGAACAGCTTTAGCATCAGCAATTGCTTGACTGAATAATTCTTGATTTGTCATCTGAATTTTCTCCTTTTTGATTGCTTATTAGTAGGGGAAGCAATATAAGATTAAAAACGTTAAATTAATGAGATATTGGAGATCTCATATGTGGGATGTTCATAAATATGTGAAAAGTGCTCAAAGCGATAAAAATGAAACCCAGCCTTACGGGGCTGGGTTCAGAGCTATAATGCTGAGACTATAGCGGGGCTTATCTAATGCAGCAAACACCTGTTTGACTACAAATAATTTCTGAGATTAGATTATTTACTTTAGTATACTTACCAAATGAACGAGTACCAGGTACATAACTTTCACTTAGTCCTGTTGGTCTCATAAATGCGCCTTGAGTTGATGGTGTTGAAACAAAATCCCAACATAATAATTCAAAGTCATCTTGTACCTCCATTGTTCCTTCACCTAGTGGTTTTACTGAACCCATACCACGAGAAGAAATACCAACAGTTATATTATTTAAAAATAATTCTTTTAATATATTACCACTTGGTGTAGGTAATACTTCAATTTTACCCATTAAATCATCACCATCCCACCATAAAGATTTAATGTTATGACATACATTCTTTAAGTTAATGATTGATGAGTCTGGGTGGTCTAGTTCACCTAATGCTCTGTTTTCAGCTATTGGACCAAGGATATATTTTTCAACTTCACGTTTCAATGTGTCTTTAGGATAAACACGTCCGTTTTGGTTTTTAGCATCTGCGCGTTGTACTACACCTTCAACAATTAAGTTTTTAGATGGAGACAACTTTGCCTCATGCAAAGCACGAGGCGAAGGTGTAAATGAATAATATTCTATTAATACTTGTTTGTTCATTATCCTTGGGTTCCTGGTTTAGCTAATACAGCTGCTTTCTTTGTTAATATTTGTGCTAAAGCTTTTTCAGCGGCTTCTTCGTCTTTTTCTATTCTAGCCATAGCTGGATCTTCTTCTTTTAAAGCTTTCTTTAAAGCAGCTTTTAATGCTTCTTTAATTTTAGAATGCTTATCTTCACCTTCCATAAAGAAAGAAGATGTTATTTTTCTATCAGATGGAGCTTTAGAGTTGAATAATTCAATAGCTTTATCAACACCAATTTGCTTACCTAACATCTTTAATTTACTATTCATAGCTGTTCCACGATCATAAGCACGTGGATCATCGCTCATTTCATAATACCAGTCATACTTAGACATTAATGAATTAAATTCATCTTCAGCATTCATTTGTCCTTTCATTTTATCAAATGAAGCACCTAAATCAACACCACCCATGAATGAACCTTCTTTAACATTCTCACTGTTATATTTATCAGCAAATGCTTTAGCATCAGCTTCTTTATCGAATGTTTTTATTTCACCATCTTGAGTTGTATAAACTTCGAATTTACCATCCACTTTCATTACCTTAGCTTTGTCATGTGGATCTTTTGAAGCTTCTTCTAATCCTTCTTTAATATTACCTTTATCAGATACTATTTTATAATCGTAGTTGTTATATGGTTCAAAGTCATCAAAGTTAGTTTGAGATATAAAATCTTCTTTACTAAGATCTGTATCTCCATTATCAAAAGCTACTTGCCAATGATGAGCTAAAGCAGCTTTTTTAGCTTCTTCTTCAGAACTAAAATATTCAACATCCACATCTTCTAAATCACCTGATGATGGATCATAATGATATACTTTTAATATTACCTCATTAATAAGATTCTCTTTAATGGTTTTTTCAGAGCCAGTTACACCTTTATCAGGCATTACTTTAACACCTTTAGGTTTTTTAGAACCTGCTTCTTTTTTACCTAATGTATCTTGTACATTAGCTTTAGCATCTTTCTTTAATTCTTTCTTTAAATAACCATCAGCTTTAGCTTGCATACCTGGTTTGTCTGTTTCAGGAGCTTCAAACTTATAAGGTGATTGATCTTGGTTAAGTAAAGTAGTATAGAAGTTAACATCTTTAGCTAAGTTCTTCAATACAATTGATTTAGCTTTTTCTAAAGATTCATTACTATAGTCATCCATTTGCTCTAGTTCATATTGAAGACCCATACGGTATTCGTATGGGTTAGCAACGTCTATAGATAATTCTTTAACTTCTTTTTTCTTTTTACCCTCAGTTAATGTTGTTCTTTTAACGCCGTATACTGAGTCATTATAATTAATTTCGTTAATTAAACCAGCGATAAGTTTAAGTCTTTCTATTTCGTTGATTGGTTTTTTCATACTAATAAATATTAACGGCCCTGACCACGATATGCTTTTGGGCGAGGGCTATGTTTGTTATATGATTTTTTAGCGTTACCGCCTTTACGTTTACCAAATGTAACTTTGCGGCTTTCGCCTCTTATTGCTTTTGCCATAATTAATATCCTAAACTTTTAATTGTATCTTTAACAAATATAGCAGCTTGTGCTACAGGGTAGTCAAATTTTTTAGCTACACCTTTTAAAAAGCGTAATACTAATTTATCACCTTCTGGATTTTTACCACCCATAGCTTCATCCATATTAGTGTCTTTAATTTTCTCTATTTTATTTTGACACCAGTCAATAACTTCTTGTAAGTATTCAATTTGATCTCTCTTACTATCAGTTCCATGCATAAGATCATCTTCAATATCAGCGAAAATATCTTCACCTTCTTTTACTGGTTTTTTAGTTTCATTCATTTCAAGTTCAACACCTAAATCTTCAACATACTCTTTTAATTCTTTAAGAGCTTGTACTAAACCAATTTTATCTTGTGTTGGAATATTTGAGTTAGTTGAGATATTGCGAGCTAAATTACTAACAATTTCTTCAATTCTATCAACAACCATGAATGTATTTTGGCTTACTTCTTCTACATTTTTCTCAGCTAAGAAATCCATCATTTTTTCTGCTTCAGCATCAGTACGATCTTGTCCTAGATCTTCTTTAGCTAATTTTTCTTTTTCTTCTTTTTCACCAGCGGCTTTACCTTTCTCATATTCATAAGCAGCTTCACCTTCACCTAAATGTGACCAAATTTCTTTAGCTGTTTCAGCATCAATCAATTTCCAGCCTTCACCTTGTTTAATTACTTCAGCTTTAGCTTGTTCTAATGAGAAAGGACCAATTGGTTCTTCTAATCCTTCTTCATCATGAACATAATATTGTTGCTCTGGATTTTCTCTTAATTTAGAATAAGCACCTAATTTGTTTTCAACTAGGAATTGTTTCATGTCAAAATTATCTGCCATTTTATTTTAGTTTTGTAGATTTTAAAAATAATGATTTTGCACTCTCTTTAATTTGTTGGAATGCATTTTCAGTATATTTTTTATATTTTAAATCTTCACCTTCACTTAATTCACTTTTTAAACGATCAACGTATTCAAATATGCGATTGATTTCGTTCATTTTTCTTTTTATTTGTTTAACTGCTTGATGGAACTGATCTGGTTTAGAACGCATTTTAGTTTCATTTCTAAACTGAGCGTATCCTTCATTTAAGCTAACTGTTTTTTTAACAATTTCAATAGCATCAGTTGGTTTTAAAGCTCCCATTTCAACTGCTTTTACAAGTACTTTAACAGCATCTTCTTCAGCACCTAATTGTGCTAACATATCTGCTAAAGACTCATATTCACCTGCTTCCCATAGTTCTTTATAGTCAATTGCTTTTGAAGAACGATTTGGTTTAGATGGAGCATTAGTAAAACCAAAATGAGACACAGCATAGTTATCTTTTACTTTACCAGCTGCTAGTTGTGGGGCATCTTCTTTTACTTTTTTCTTAAAAGCATATTTTGTAGCTACGCCCATACCAACACCTGGAGTTACAGAAGCACCGGTTCCTGTGGCCGATGTTTCTTTTTTAAGTTTAATTCCTAATTTTTTCTTATCCATTTACTTTCTTAATTTCCTCAGCTAGTTGCTGATATTGAAGTAATGCTACTAAATGTTCATCTTTTACAGACGACTTGTTAGATATTGGCTTTATCAACGTTATAACTTCGTTTAACTTAATTTCAGTTGTTTTGTCATTAACTTGTTTAACTAAATCAGTTAACTCAGTTTTAACCTTATTAAGGTTCTCGTTGATATATGTTTTAAGGTGTTCAGGATTAGAAATATTGTTAATGAATTCTTTAAGTACTAACTTTTGACGTGTACTTAATGTTGAGTATTTAGTGTTGAACTTCTCAATTAACATTTTATATGCTAATAAACGTACATTTTTATCTTCTTTAGCTAATACTTGTTCAACTTCGTTTTCTTTATTTTCAACTAAGGTTTTCTTAGTGATATGTTCCATTACAGTAAGTTTATTAAGCACTAATTGTTTAGGCTCAACAAACTTATTATCCATAGCGGCTTCAAATAATGTGTAAGCAGCAGCTAGAGCTTTATAGTTGTTAACTTTAGCTTTAAAGAAACTTTCAAGATTATAATGCTTCTTAATTTCTTTAATTAAGTTGTATTTTTCCTTAAGTAATGTTTCTTTATTTAATTTTTTAGCTAAGTCAACAGTAGTATTAACTAATGCTTCAGCTTTACCTTCACTTAAGCGTGGCGCTGTTAAAATAGTATGATAGAGTTTATGCTCTTTTGCTATTTCATTACTATGAAAATATTTTTTCACAATCTTTACCGCCTTAGAATCAGTATTCGCCAATGTGTCTGATGCTATTTGACGCACTAATAGCTCAAATAATACACCAGTGTTGCGAAATTTGTTATGTTTTATACGCATAGTTTAGTATAATGATACTAATTATAAATATGTATATTATTTGATCTCGTCGCGGATGTTGTTTTCATTCAGTAAATCACTTTCAAATAAAGTTGTACGGCGATTTACTGGTAATCCATCAAACATTTTCTTGTTTTTAAGATATGTTTCTAATGCTAATGGTGATCCACCTTTCCATTGAGTTTTTGCTAATGTATCTTCTTGGTCTACACCTGCTGTGCTATATGATTTAGTACCTAATCTATCTTTACCAAATGGATTATCTTGACGATTAATATTTGATACTGAAGCCTCAGGACGGCCAACTAAGTGTACAGGTTCATTAGGATTTTTCTCGTTATATCCTGTTGGCACAGCTCCATCTTTTCTACCCTTACCATAAGCGACAGCTAATTGGTGTGGTGTACCATATACCTGGCCTGATTCATCTGGGTCATTACCTTCACCTTCAATTTGAGCTAATCTAAACTTACGTTTTTTATCTTCAATAATTAAATCACGATATTCATCATATTGGTCTTGGCTGAAATGGAATAAGTTATCATAAATCCAATCAGTTGGTAATAAATTAGACTCCATAATGTTACTTGCTAACTCAACTTTTTCTTTCATTAAGTTAACACGTTCTTGATCATAAATGATAGAAGGTGTAGTTAAGTTTAACTCAAAGTTGGTTAACATTTCACCATCATATCCTTGAGTATATAAGTGTACTAAGGCAATCTTAGTTAATTCTGATAATAATATCTTTTGAATACGTTCTACTGTACGAGCAAATCTAATATCTTCAGCGGCTAATGTAGCTTTACCAGTTAAGTCTTTTTCATAACCCATAAATGCTTTAGGTATCTTAAGAGCAGCGAATAACTTATCTCTTAAGTAAGCTACGTCTTCAATACCATTATATTCTAAACCTTTTGCTGTATCAATACGAGTTGATTGGTCGTTACCTCTTACAGGAATGTAAAAGTCTTCCATCATGTTCATCATATTGTACTTAAGGTTATATTGGCCTGTTGTTGGATCTACAAAAGGTACTTTCTTAAGTTTTTGTACTGTTTTTTGCATAAATGCTTCTACCTCATTTGGAGGAATAGCACCTACATTCATATAGAAAATACGTTTTTCAGGAGCACGAACAATACGATGAATTAACATCGCATCTTCCATTAATATCATTTGTTTGAATATCTTACGGCCTGGCTCTAAATAACTTCTACCATAAGGTAAATAGTTAACATCACTTATTAATCTAAAGTGAGCCATTTCATAGTTTTCAAAGTAAATATCTGATGTTGATGTACCTAAAGCGTACTGTGTTTGAGGAGTAGTGATACCAGATACTGATGTAGGATCATATTTAAATCTTACATAAGTAGGATTTTTAGGATTAGTACCTTCCTCTCTGATAATTGAGTAAGCGGAGAATGGTATAACATTATATACACCAAATTTCTCAGCTATTTCTAATTTAAGATAAAAGTCACCATACTTACACATGTTACGAGCCCAACTCCATAAGTTGAATTCGATATTTAACACATCATAGAATAAGTTGTATAATATCTTTTGAATATTTTCATCACTAGAGCGAACATGGAGCATTTCACCATGTTCATTTTTTAAAGTACACTCATCGGCTATAATATCAAGTGCTGAAGCTACAATAGCGTCAGTATCCATAGCTTCATAGTCAGTATAAAGTTGAACTCTTAGTGTTTGGTAGTTATAAACGTTGTTAACGTTGTAAATACCAGCACCAGATGTTGTATAAATTTTGGTAAATCGGTCTACAAGTGCATTAGTTTGTAAAGTACCTAATGACTGTATACGATCTGTATCAATTACTCTTAGTTCATCGCCGCCTACATTACGAATAACGACATCTGAAGAGAATAATCGTTTTAAATTATCAAATAATCCCATAATATCTTAGTATATGTTATAAATATTTATCTAAACCAACCAGCTAATATCTTCCATTTGTCCTCTACCATTATCCATTTGCCAAGGATTATTTTGTTGCGGACTATGTGGGGTATAAAAGCCACTTGGTCCGGTATTATATGAAATTTTTCCTATACCTCCAAGTGAAGCGCGAGTTAAGTCCATACCTGTTTGAGAGAATTTTAAAGCTGTATCACGTAAAAACATACCAATACCAAAAGCCATTATCAAGTCGTCATTATATCCATCATTAGCTTGTGCTTTACCATTCTTCCAAACAAATGTTCTTAATTCTTCTAATAATCGACGTGATTGAATAACACAAGCTCTATCACGCATATAAGCCTCTAATTTAGCTACTACAAGTGGTCTAGTTTTTGTTGAGTTGGTAAAACCAGGTATTAAATTACTGTCGTTTCGACTTAAGAAATTATCCATTGTAATATTAGCTGTGTCTGATTTAGATGAGTAATACATGTTTTGGTATCCTCTATCTATAACTGTTTGAATTGTGTCCCATCCTATATTAGCATTTTCAATTACTAACAAAGCATTGTTCCATTCTGTAGCTATTGATACTAATAGATGACCATAGTCACGAGTACCAATTTGTCCTTTATATTCTTCTACTTGTTTAGCTTCAGCTATATCAATAACATGACAAGCTGAATAATCTTTACCATCACCTCTAGCTACGTCAGCAACAACCATATATTGTTTTGTATAATCTGGAAATTCCCAACGCCATAAGTTACCATCAAATCCACCTTTTGAGATAGGATCTACTTGATATGTTGATATATAAAAATTTAAAATATCAGGTTCAACAACTGTATCACCTGAAGTTGTAAAGTCACAATCACATTCTTGAGCGGCGTTTCTAATTCCTAAGATAGCATCTTGTTCATCTCTCCATTTTTGAGTTCGTTCTGGGTGTACTGTCCAAGGTAATTTTATAGATACAAATCCGTTTTTTCCTTCTTCACCACCAATAAATGTTCTATGGAACCAGTTACCTGTACCAAATGGAGTTGAAATAGCTATACATTGACCACCAGTGGCCAAAGTTTGTTGAGCAGAGGCAAATATCTCATCTATACCTTCAATAAAGGCGGCCTCATCTAGTAACAGTAATGATACTGCTTCAGATCGACCTGCGTCGCCAGTAGCACCAATTGCTTTTATCTGAGATCCATTTGCTAGTTTTAAACTTAGTTTATTGTTTTCTAAAGCATTTATTTTAAGCCAGCTGGGTAGGTTATCATAAGCAAATTTTACTTTGGTAACCATGTTTTTAGCAGTTTCTTGCTTAGTGGCTATACAAAGTACGTTTTTGTCTTTGTTAAATAACATTAACCAAAGTGAATAAGCTGACACTAGAGTAGAGATACCTAACTGTCTTGACTTGTTAACTATACTGTAACGATTCTTTTTAAACTGATGTAATACACCTTCCTGAAATGGATATAAATTAAATTGGATACGACCACGTTGTGGGTGTTGAATCCAATAATATTTTTTCATAAAATAAACAGGATCAGTAGCACATTTAACATATTCCTGTTTAATAATATCTTTAATATTCTGTTGTTGATCGCTCATGCAACTGTTTGTATATAAATATATAAAAGAGGCCTAACCTTACCGGTTAAGCCTCAGTGCATGGGATTGCAAGGATCTTATTTAGTTAAATATAAATAGCCTAAACCGCCTATAACAGCAGTTCCTAATAGTTTAGTGAAAACTAATTTAGCTTTTAATTTCTTATTATCTTTTCTTAATTGATCAACCCATAATTGTTGAGCATCAAATTTTAACTGTTCATTTTTGATACGTTCTTCATATAACATACCTTTTTGAACATGTCCTGATATAATACTATCTTTTAATGTTACTTTCTTTTCTAATAATGTAATATTTTCATTACATAATTTTAACTCAGCCTTAGCACTATCACCACTAACTAAATCTTTAACAATTAATTTAGCTACAGGAGATGGTATTTTAATAGTATCTTGTTGAGCGTAACCAAATATAGGTAAAAACGCTAATATAATTAAAATGTATTTCATTAGTATCCGTATCTAGCTTTAAAAAATGAATCTACCTGTGTTGGAGTATATTGCTCAGCTTGTTGACCTACTTCATGGTAATACTCACGAATAATAGTTGTTTTTTCCTTAATGTTATCTACTTGAAAGTCAATTTGATCAACTTCAGCCTCATAA